TCGCTGACTCAAAGTGATGCGCTGACCGGCATATCAAAATCGCTTAATACACTGATGGCTATTGGAACCGGAGGGCTAAGTATATTGGTTTCTAAGATACCGCTGATCGGTGGCATATTCGACAAAGTGAACAGCTTTCTGTTTGGTGGCAAGCAAACCCAGTCAGTAGTGGGTCAAGGCATAGAGACTTGGGGAACACCTTTAGGCGGGGTTATTTTGGGAGGTAATGTACAAACTGGACAATATGCGGATATTAAAACCCATACGTCTGGCGGTTTGTTTGGCAAAAGCAAAGACAGTTACGCAACCGGCTATCAGGCTGTAAGCGATGATATGCAAAAAGCATTGAATGATGTTTTTAAGAATGTCAGCACTAACTTAATGGTGGTTGCCAAGTCACTCGGTAACAATTTAACAGATACAGTTAAGAAAGCCATCATCCCGGCTATGCGAGTGGATTTAATGGGCTTGACTGGTGAAGATGCCGCCAAGAAATTAACCAGCGTTATCAATGCCACACTCGACACCATGTCATCTGATATTTTTGGGAAAGTCGTTGGAAAATATCAACAGCTTGGCGAGGGTATGTTTGAGACAGCATCGCGTATTGTTATGGAGGTTGAGATAGTAAAAGACGCTTTCGCACAATCAGGTAAAGCCATGCCGAAGTTATCAGTTAACGCCATCAGTATGGCAGATGCTTTGGTTCAAGCAGCCGGTGGGCTTGAGGAATTTCAGAAACGCTTTGAATTTTTCATCGACAAATTTACGAGCGATCCAGAAAAACAAACCCGCACAAGAAAATATTTGCAAGGTGCCTTTCGAGATAACAACTTATTTGACGGCAAACAAATCGGCAGAATGTTAAACAGTCGTGACGCTTACGGAAATGCAGTTGATGCGGCTGCGGCAGATGTCGCAAAGTACGCAGGCTCAAAAAAACCACAAGACATAGCAAGAGAAGAGCGAGCCGTTGAAAGGTATTCATTGCTGCTTGAAATGGCGCCCAAGGTTGACGAATTTATCAGCTACAACGAGAAGCTGACAAAAGACACGCTCGATATGGATATTAAGCTGGCTCAGTCTAGGGGTAATGGCTTAGACCTTAGCAAACTTGTACTTAAATCACATGCAGCAGAATTGAAGCTATTGCCGGAATCTTTAAGGGGAAAGCAGCAAGAAATCTGGAATAACGAAATAATCAACAAGCAAACTGCCTTATCCAATACGCTCATGAAAGCGCAAGGACGAACAGCGGAGGCGCTGGCTATCTCAAGAAAGAAAGAGTTGGATGCAATGGAGCCAAGCTTAAGGGCGACTCAGGAAGCGATTAACAAGCAAGATGATTTGAATAAAACCCAAAACCTGTCTTGGCAATTGTTAGAGTTGATGGGAAAATCTGAACAAGTATTAAATGAAAAACGTGCCGTTGCGTTATTGGGCTTAAGCGCGACCGACGCAGAGATTCAAAGAGCTATCAATACACAAGAGGATTTAAAAAAGGCGACTGAAAATGCAAAAATAGCCGAACAAGACCTGGCGAAAGCGCGAGCGGAAGCCCTAGCCAATGCCCAAGGCGCTGCAACAAAAGCCATGTCGGTCTTGCAAAAAGCTGTCGATGCGGAAAGAAAACAGTTAACTACAAAATACAACGCTGACATTAAAACCTCGCAAACTGCGGTTGATCTGCTGAGTACGTCAGTTGATAAATTGAAATCACTTAGCACCTCGTTGAAAAACGCTCTAGCAGGAATGGTTGCACCTAACTCTGATGCGATTAACCGCAAGAACGCGCAAGCCTTTATTGCTACCGCGTTAATACTCGCTAAGTCTGGCATGGCTGGGTCGATTGACGAGACTAAACTGAACGATGCGCTGGGTGTAGTTGCTAAGCCATCAGAAGACTTGTTCGCAACCTTTGAAGATTACCAACGCGACTTTTTAAAGACATCGATTGATATTAGCAACCTTGCCGACGCTACTGAAAGCCAAGCAACAAAAGCCATGACACAGCTTGACGTTGCCAAAGCACAGCTTGAAGCGATCACCACAGGCTACGAGGCAGAAAGCTTAAGACTCGATGCCATCTTAACCAGCGCACAAGATCAGATTGATGCAATTAACGGCACCACGATTGCAGTGATGTCAATTACTGATGCCTTAAAGAATCTAGGTCGCTCATTAAGTACATTGGACGCAAATCAAAATCCAGTTGATAGCATGTACAAGAATTTACTGGGTCGTCAATCAGATACCGCAGGCGCTGATTATTGGAAAAGCAACCTTGCAAGCGGATCTTCGCCAAGTGACATTGCGGGTGGTTTTGTAAGTAGCGCTGAATTTACTAACAACGCCAATGCGACAGGCGATGCTGTTAAATCAATTTATCAAACGCTACTGGGTCGTGTGCCAGACTCAGCTGGCTATGATTACTGGAAATCATCACTAGCTAGTGGTGCAACGGTTGCTGATATAGCCACTAGCATTATGCAGTCTGATGAATACGCCAAAATCAAAGCAATCAGAGGTTATGCTTCGGGAGGCACACATGGCGGCGGCTGGCGAATTGTTGGAGAGAACGGACCCGAACTTGAAAACACGGGAGCCTCAAGAATATTCAGCAACCCACAAAGCAAGTCATTGTTGAGCATGGATGAACTTGTTGCAGAGCTTCAGGCGCTACGAGCAGAGATGCGAGCAGGTCAAGAAGCGATTGCCAATAACACGCGCCAAACAACAAAGATACTGCGTGACGTTACGCAAGATGGCACATCAATCACAACCTCGGTGGCTGCATGAAATTAATTAGACCTATTGCTGTGACTGATACGGGTGCATTTTCTCGCGCGTCAACAGCTACCTATGTCGGCTCTGATGGGCTGATAAAAACAGCCGCTATTAATGAGCATCGATTAAATTACAATCCGAGTGATTTAAGCAGCGGGCCGACGCTATTAATTGAACCGGCGGCAACTAATTTACTGACTTATTCAGAGCAGTTTGATAATGCGGCTTGGTATAATAGCGGTCTTACTGTAAATGCTAATGCAATTACAGCGCCAGATGGAGCTTTGACTGGTGATAAATTTACCTGTAATTTAGCAAACACCTATAACACTTGCTTTTTAGATCAGTATATAAGCGTAGTAGCTGATGCTACAACTAGAGTATTTTCTGTATTTGTTAAGCAAGGAGATTCGCCAAAAGTTACTTTAAATTTACAATATAGTGGTGGTACTTATATACAAGCAGTAGGTATATTAGTTTGGTCTACTATGACTTATACTGTTACTGGTGGGACTGGGGTTCCAATAGCACCGGAACAATTTAAAGATGGTTGGTATAGATTATCTATAGTTCTTACTAATAATGGTACTGCAACTAATTGTAGCCCAAGAGTATATGTGCATGATCAAGGCACTACGAATGCTTTAACTTATTCTACCTATTTCTGGGGCGCAAAACTAGAGATAGGCTCTGTACCAACTTCATACACACCAACAACTACAGCAGCAGTAACAAGAGCCGCTGATATCAACACAAAAACATTATTTAGTAACGCCCCAGAGACTGACTATACAGCATGGAGTGGCGCAACAGCATACACAGTTGGCACGCGCGTTATTTTAGTCAGTACGCACAAAATTTATGAATGTTTAGTTGCTAATACAAATTTCAACCCAAGCACGAATCTGACAGGCGTAACGCCTAAATGGATGGAGATCAGCAGCACGAATAAATGGAAGATGTTTGATGCTGGCTGGGGGTCTCAAACAACGATTGCTACACCGCTAACGATTACTTTAACACCTGCCGCGATTGTCAACAGTTTGGCTTTGCTCAACGTGGCAGCGACATCAATCACGGTTAATATGACGTCGTCCGGTGTCAATGTTTATTCAAACACAAGTGTCATGTTTGGCGCTGAAGAAATCATCGACTGGTACGGCTACTTTTTTGAAGCAATCACTTATAAAAGCGATCTGGTATTAACCGACCTACCGCCCTACAGTAATGGCATTATTACCGTATCAATCATCAACACAGGAAGCACGTCTAAATGTGGTAACTGCGTCATCGGTTCTTATTACGACATCGGTGATACGCAGTATGGCGCGTCTGCGGGCATTGTCGATTACTCAGTCAAAACCACCGACACCTTTGGCAACACAACGGTAGTTAAACGCAACTACGCAAAACGCATGAACTCAAATCTGATGATCAGTAATACCATCGTTGATGATGTCGTTAATTTATTAGCGTCTTATCGGTCAACCCCGCTCGTTTGGGTGGGCGCTGAGAGCAACTACACCAGCCTGATTGTGTATGGATTTTATAAAGATTTTGATGTAAATATTGCTTACCCCGATTACAGCTCTTGCAGCTTAACTATAGAAGGACTCACTTAATGGCTATAACACCCTTACCAACGGCTCCGGTACGCTCAGACCCTGCCAACTTCACAGCGCGTGCTGATGCGTTTATGACAGCACTGCCCACATTTGCAACAGAAGCGAACGCTTTGCAAGTTGATGTCAACGCCCAACAAGTCTCGGCGGCTGCTCAGGTTACTTTGGCAACGACACAAGCAAATCTTTCAGCAGCACAAGCAACACAGTCAGCGGCAAGCGCAGCGGCAAGCGCAGCAAGTTCGACAGCATCAATTTGGGTAAGTGGTACAACCTACGCAATTGGTAACGTCAGATTCTCGCCTGTATCGTTTCAAAGTTATCGACGCAAAACAGCAGGCGCAGGGACAACCGACCCTTCAACAGATAGTACTAACTGGGTTATTTTGGCGTCTATTCCCATTGTGCCAACTTGGTTTGTAATGACGTCATCAGCGACTTGGACTTGCCCGCCTAATGTAACTAAAGCAAAAGTGACCGTTACAGGTGGTGGCGGATCTGCTGGAAACAGTACTGCGTCTCAAGCTAGCGGTGGTGGTGGTGGAGGCGGAACAGCCATCAAATATTTAACTGTAATACCTGGCACAGTTTACACGGCCACAATAGGTGCGGGTGGTGTTGCTATTGCCTCCGGTGCTGCTAGCGCAACAGGAAATAATGGCGGTACAAGTACATTTGCTGGCGCTGGAATAACAACTATATCAGCATCAGGCGGCTTAGGCGGACCAGCTTCTGGTAGGGGGGGGCTGGGTGGAGCTACATTTTCAGGTGATGACATTAGTATTATTGGCGGGGTTGGATTATCGGCTGTAGGGAATGGCAGCACACCACCGCCCCACGGCGGATCATCCTATTGGGCGGGATTATCACCGGATGGCGTAGCTGGTGTTGGGTTTGGAAATGGCGGTGGCGGTAAGTGGTCTAATACTGGTGGACCTGCTGGGGCTGCTGGAATTGTAACATTGGAGTATTAATATGATATATGCAGTTATAGAAAATGATTTAGTGATTAATGTAGTTATTTCAGATAGCAAACTAGATGAGAGTTGGGTATTATCAGATTCTGCGAAGATTGGTGATAGCTATATTAATAATGTTTTTATATCACCACCACCACCACCCGTCATTATTCCAACGCTGACAATGCGTCAGGCAAGATTGTCGCTTTTAGATGATGGACTACTGGACGAAGTCGAAGCGGCAATCACGACACCAGAGAATCGAATTTGGTGGGATTATTCAACCACAGTTGAACGCAGTCATCCGCTTGTTGATGCAGTCTTAACGGCTTTGGGTAAAACAGAAACAGAGATTGATGACATGTTTATTGCTGCGGCTACTCTTTAATATATAGCGTATTTTTAATAGCTGAAATGTTAAGAAATTACCGTTAATGTACGTTTTTATGTCTGTTTTTAAAATTAACCCTTACATAACAAGCTAGGAAAGGGAGCTTACAGTTCCCTTGGATGCCTTTAACACCAGTGCCTCCGTTAAGAAACGTACATTAAATGGCTTGTATAATGCCAACAAAACCAATTAATGTACGTTTTAATGTCTGTTTTTTTTTCAGGCTTTTTTACTGAATAAATCGACAGCTAAGTTGCCCGCGTCGGGATGGCTATCTGATAAATAACGGGCATAATGTTTGGTGGTAATAGTGATGCTGGAGTGACCCATTTGTTTTGAGATCCAAGGCAATGATTCACCGGCTGATAACATCCATGAAGCATAAGTATGTCTAGTTTGGTAGGGGTTACGATAACGAATACCCGAACGCAATAACGCACGCTTCCACGCTGTCCATAGTTGATAATTACCATCGAATGGTTTTCCAGTCAGTTCATTAATAAAAATATGCTTACCGGATAGAAAAGTAAATGCTTTTTGATTGGCTAACGCGGACAAGGTAGGCGCTAATAACTTTACTTCTCGCGTGCCTGTTTTGGTTTTGGTGGTTTCATCTTTCTTGGAGGCTTGCGTTTTAGCGCGTCTTACCATCATGGTGCTGCGAATAAAATCAATGTCACCCCATTGCACCGCGATTAATTCACTTGTTCTCAGCCCTGTCCATAGGGCGAATTGCACTAAGTTTTTATATTGACCATTCAAGTTAGATAACAGTATCTCTGCTTCTTCTTTGCTTAACGGATCAGCAGCATCTTCTTTTATTTCCTCAATGAGTTTGAATTTAAAACCATACAACGGATTAGCTTCAATCAATTCATCATCAACGGCTAACTGGATGGATGCAATCAATGGCAAAACTAAGCCCTTGATACGCTTATTGCCACAGGTTAAAGTCTTGCACCATGCCTTTATGTCTGTTTTTTTGATATCTTCGGGTGCTATCTTTCCAAATATAGGAATCAGGATGGCGATAACTTTTCTATAGGTATTATAGGTGCTGGCTTTGGTTTGTTTTTCTTTTTCATCAAGCCAAGTATTAAGACAATCGGCAATTAATAACTTTTTTTCTACTTTGATAAAATTATTTATTTTTTTTGAATCTGGAAAGGTGGCTTGATAGTCAAATATTCCAGACTCAATTTCATTAATAATGTTTTCACGAAACAGCTTTATCTTTCTAATGTTTGCATCAGTTGCCTTACATTTGATGCGTTCGCGGCATCGCTTAGATTGATAGGTGAACTCGATTTCGATGCTATTTTCTGTTGCTTTGCGGACACCCTCGCCATTTCTTGCCATTTTCTGTTCCACCATTCCAAATTAATAAGCCTTATCCGATCAGAATAGTACACCCAAGCTATCCCTTCAGGCCATTCATTTGCCCTGCATTTATTTTGCGCTTCGTCTCGATTGATTCCCGTATGATCTGAAAACACATCAACTGTTACCCATTCGGCTGGCATGTCTCCCCCTGGCATAATAGTTCCTCATGACTTTCTTTCATGTGCTTGTTACGCTCTGCAATCATTGCATCGGCCATTACATAAGACATTCTCGCTAAAGTTTCCATTTCAGGAATGTTTTTAGGTAGTGTCTGCATCGCAAGACCCGCGAAGTGGTCGCGTAACTCTGTCTTATCTTTACCAGCCTGATAGCCGTCGTTGTATATCTCAGATATAAACAGTTCTAAATTGTCATTGCTCAAACAGGTTATTCCGTATTTTTCAATTAAAAATTTTACTTTACTCATCATCTACTCCACTATTACCACATTTAACAGTCTTAAATTGACCACATTTATCTCCTGGACTTTCTTCAAACATATAGCAGTGATAATTATTTGGGTATTCTTTGTAAGGTGTATTTCTAAATTTACAGTTCTTACAATCCGCATCCGGTAGTTCTGTTGATACACTTTCTCCAAACATATTATCTAAGAGGTTTAAAAAATGTGCGCTTGCTTTACTCCTCATGAAACCCCCCTAACTTTTGTCTTAAAAGTTCTATTGCATCGCCTGTCTCGTTTGAATAAAGCTCGTGGTCACAGCCATCTTCAAATGCCACAATCAAATACAGGCATTCCTCTAAGAGTTCATCACTCAAAGGCTCACGGGTTGTTTCTGCCGACCTTAACCCAGTGTCATGTCCGTTCTCCCATACCTCTAGTAAACCCGTATTACAATAAGGGGTTTGGTCTTCCTCAGGCTGTTCGAGTAGTTGCTCGATGTCACGAGCAAATCCATAAATATCTTCACAATCACAGAGCAAAAACTGCTGTATCTGTTTCAACAACTCTCTTTCTTTACTCATAGTCGTCTCTAATATCGTGATACTGCTCAGCAGCCACAACTATCTCGTCAAATATGTAATACGGGACAGCACTTTTAAAAGTCGTTTCCCATAGGTCTTCAGCTTGCTTTGTGCTTAAAGATTTACGTTTTAATTCTTGCTTTGCTTTCTCGTATCCAATTTGATACCACTCTTTGTTGAGGTTTATGTGTTCACGCAAACGGTCTGGCTCAGGTTGGGCGAGTAGTTCTTGGATATCTTTGTACAGTCTATGGCTAATAGACCAATTCCCGTCATCATCTCCAGCTCTAACTCTTTCCAATAACGCTCTTTCTTTACTCATCATCTACTCCAATACCGTGTGCTTTTTCTGCACATAAAAAACCTTCAATAAAACCATATCTATAGTCAAGAGTATCCAAAGTTTTGGATTGTATTTCTAAATTGGCTATATCTTCATTGCTAAGCGGTTTGCGTTTGGGCGGTGCAAATTCTTCAATATAACAAATGGCATCTTCTAATAGTATTAACGCCTCACCCTCATCGGTTTGGAACATTTCCGAATCAAATGCACTCTGAAAGTGTTCTATTAAAGTTTCTTTCCAAGCCACAGGTTCTTGCTCAGGTTGGGCGAGGAGTTCTATAATCTGCTCTATTACAGATAAGCGAGTGTCCTCGTCCTGAAATTTGTCAATGTGTAAATGAGCATCTTCCAATGCTATTAACGCCATTGCTAGTAACTCTCTTTCTTTACTCATCATCAACTCCAATACCGTGTGCTTTCTCAATAGTTTTTGCAAATGCGATAGTGGGGGACATATCACCAATAACAAAAGTATTCCTAAAAAAGTCTTGGTATAGCTTTAAAATTTCCTCATCACTCAAAGGCTCACGTTTAGGCTCTTGCTTTGCCTTTTCATAACCTATTTGATGCCACGCTTTGTTAAGGTCTATATGCTCGCGCAGAGTTTCACGTCTTGGCAGTTCTAAGTAGAGTGGTATTGTTATTCCATCGAAATCCTTTTCAAACCCTACCGATAAAGTCCGCTCTGTAAAATCACCAGTTTGTCGTTCATACATCCAAGCTACAGGTTCTTGCTCAGGTTGGGCGAGTAGTAAGCTTGCAAATAATTTCAGGTTATCCGTTAAATCCTCTCCTTCAATAAATGGCGACTCTAAACCGTTTGACGTGTTTATAAATCCAGCCTTTAAGGCAATTTCTATTATATTTTTACTCATAAATCTCAACCTCAGCACTAGCTGCTATATGTACAATTTCACCATGCTCATCCCAACACACCGAAAACATGCCGTCGATTCGCTCTAATCTCAGTATTGTGTTTGATGTATCGCCTACTATCTTAAACTTTGTATTACGTGGTAATTCGTAGAGTTTCAAAACTGAACCCCGTCATCTAGTCGCGGTGGGTTAAATCCGGTTGTCTTAATATACAAGTCGAATAATTCCAGCGCCTGATCCCATGCCTCAGAATGGGCCATAGTTTCGTTTTTAATCTTGGTCAGTGTCGATTGCGTGATTCCGGTTGTGTATTGTATTTGTTTCTGTGATACGCCTGATTCATTCAATTGATGAATCATTGCAGGCCAGTCTATTGGTTTCATGCTGCCGCCTTTCTTTTTTCGATCCAGTCTAAAAATAATTCTCGGTTATAGAAAGCGGTTAAGTTGCCCCTACCACCGATTAATTTATAATCAGATGGCTTGGGTAATACCCCTTTACAAGCTAACCGGCTAAGCTGGCTGACTGTAATTCCCATTAGTTCAGCCATTTCTTTGCGTTCGATTAGATGATCCACTAGAAAGGTATCTGGTCGTCAAAATCATCGTAGGGCAGATCATTAGCCGGTGCTGGTGCTTGCCTTGGCTGGGGCGCTTGTTGCTGCCCACCCTCTGATTTCTTGCCGACTAGATCAATAGAATGTACGTTTAGGTCTAGGCTTGTCTTAGTGCTACCATCTTTAGCTTGATACTCAGTTTGTGAAAGTTCACCAGTTATTGAGATTTGATTTCCCTTAACAAGAAACTCCTTCATTTTTTCTGCTTTATTCCAACAGGTAGCCCGAACCCATAGAGTCTTTTGTTTATCTCCAAAACCCGTAGAGCTTGCCGCTGAAAAAGTTAATACAGCCTTTCCACTTGGAATAAATCTTAACTCTGGATCAGATCCAATTCTTACTAATCCACTAAATATGTTGCTCATTCTTGTTCCTTTATTGATTCCATTAAAAATTCCAGATCCATTCCAGCGATCCAGTTAATTGTTGTGGCTTCACTTGCACCAAAGTAAAACACCAGTGCCAGCAACAATTCATCGTCACCGGGCCTTTCACTGGCAGGGCGGGTAAATGCTTCAAAGTCGTCGGTACGCTTAAACACGGTGGGTATAATTTCCTGATCTTGCGCGTCAACCAACTGCTGTTGGATAAGCGAGTCAGTCACTAGCTGTTCCATTTCTCGTGTGGGTGCGTAAGGTGCAACTATTGCTTCAAATAAGTCGTTCATACAATCGCCTCTTTTGTTGCGTCAATTAGATTTAAAAATTCGTTGAGTCTTTCATCTAAACTTTTCAAATCAGTTTTATATGCGTCTCTATGGAGTCTGTGAGTGATTAATTGCTTACCATCTGGAAAGTCAGCGCAGTAACTCACAAAGTCCACCCAATCCCTACCAGTGGCGTGTAAATGCCCCATTAACTGCCAGTGGTAAGCTGGATCATGTGAGTTACGTTTTAGAGTCGCATAATGCGTGGTTGATATAACACTTTTAATCTCAATAATACCGTCATTGCCTACCAAGCCATCTGGTGAACTCCCCCAGGTATCGCTGGCAAAAAAACCGCCATTGGTCACGGTTACAAAATTTTCATGCTCGTACAGTTCGCGTGCAATCGGCTCTTGTTCGTGTCCACGCTCCATGTGGGCATTGGTAAAGCTCACACCAGACTTGCGCCCAGTTACTTGCTCAAGTGCAAGTTGTAATGCGTAGGCCTTGGCTGGTTCACCAAAGGCCTTACCCAAATTAGCCATAAACTTTGAAGCGTTGGACATGGTTGCCTTACCCAGGCGCATTGCAAACCATTCATCCGAGTTCTGCTCGACTTCGTGAAACTTAAGCGACATCTTTACACTCCTGCATCAATAGTGCTTGATGTTCTGTGCTTATAATTGCCTTGCTTAATACCGCTTGAAGATTGCCATCACGAATAAAGGCATCTTTAGCGTTTTGCCAGCCTTTCGTATTGGGAACGATTGTTGGCTTAGGTGCTAGAGCTGGTTTATTGCCATTTCCAACCGCTGCATTTGCGTCATCATCTTCCTGAGCAAGCCCACAAATAGCTGCCCATGAATAACGTCTTGCATAAGTGCAAGTGCTACCTATGGATTGGGCATCATGCTTGGTTATGGGTAGCGAAAGGGTTTCGCTGATCCATTCGCCCGTTGAGTGCAACATCATCGTCTCAACATGCACCATGTCGGTGTAGGATAAGAATTGCATAACACTCAAGCCATTCTCTGCCAGTACAGTTTTACTGACGTTAATGACTTCACTCAGATCCGCATACTTCGACTTGAAGAAAGGGTTGGCACTGTTTTTCTTTGGATTACTAAGTTCTAGCTGTGCTTTTGATAGTGCCAAAGCTAAGTTGGCAATAGATTCTGATTTGTTCATTTCAACCTCTGCTATAATGTGCGCTAGATTCAGCTCTTGAATAATTCTTGCTGTATCTGTTGATGTAAAAGTTAATGTTTATCCGTCTTGCTGGCTTGTTCCGTCGAAAGTCAAAGTCAGCAAGGCTTTCAAATAGCCATTTAAGCAGCTTCATTCTCAACTCTCCTCACAGTGAACTTTTTAACTACTTCATCCAATCCAGAGTAGGCAGCTTCTGCTTTCGCTTTGCGTTCCGCAGTTAGTCTATCAGTGGCATAAACAGAGGTTGAATAGCTCGGACCTTTCTTGAAATTTATTTCTACATGAAATTTACTCATTAGCACATCCCCATTAATTCTTCTTGAATACGTCCCAGCCAGTAGGAGCTGATGAACTCGCCCACTTCGACGGATTGCACTGATACGCCAGTAATGTCTATGCTTGCTGGACAACCTGGGTAATTAAGCGTTTCAGCTTCCTTGGGTTGATAATCAAACTCAACATCAAATACAAGGCCGTTTATATCTACAATTGCTTCGCTCATCACTCTTCCCCAAACATATCGACTAGACTGCTATCCGATACTGACTGCCATGAAGTAGCCGCCTCGACTGGTATATAAACAGCCAGCAATGCAATCAGCACCATCGTGAGCAGACAGGCGAAAGCAATCTTGCCGCGTGTAATTCTTGCTTCTTCATCGTGCCAATGGGCGTCATGCTCGTCAAGTTGACGCTGGCGAGGGGCTTGGTCTTTATTAATCAAACTCATTTCAAATTCCTTGTAGTTGAATTGAAAGCTACCTCTTGTTTTTCACCTTCAAACAACTGATTGACGGTGTAGATTTGCCCCTCAGTGATAATGAAAATGCCCGATTTAGTCTTTTCCATCTTGACGTACTGGTCGTGGGTGTAAGCTTGACTAGCTGCAACGCCCAGCGAAAAGATGATGATTCCCATAACCAACTTGCTTAATTTCGTATTCATTTTATTTACCCTTAATTATTATTGTTACTACATTTTATTAAAGCTATCTACTCCGCCAGTGCGCGTCTCAATACTATGAGTGAGTAGATAGTTGTAATAATGCTGGTCACGTTATCCAGCAGTACAACAACAAATTTTCGACGATGGGTTGTTGTACTCGTTAATACAGCCCGCGATAGGTTTACGAAGTCGAGTATTTCGCGCCTGTATTCTCGGTGTTTATATCCCCAACATCCGAAAGGGTCATGATTATTCGTTATCCCAAAAAGTCCCCCACAATTAAGTGAGGGTATAGAGTTGGCCTTCGGGCCGAGGGTTAATCTTTCAGCGTTTCCGTGCTGTTGTGGGATATTATAGGCAAAATGGATAATTAATCAATAGGCGATTTGGATTATTTTAAACAAAAGCCCACGCAACACCCTAAGTGTATGATTAAACGTGTTATTTATTTTTCGACAGACGTAAAAAAACCGCAATTAAGCGGTTTGGTGGGGGATTTTGGTGGGGGTTATTTTAAAAACTTAGCGTCTGGCAATGTAAAAGGTGGGTGACTATCAAGGTCGGCAATCAATACAACACCATCAAGGTACTTGTAATGCAGGATAAACTCAGAGGTCCAGTCGCCATGCTGGTTTGTTTTGTCGTAGTCAGGAATGCCTATGTGGTAATGATAAAGACTATTCTCTTGAGCAAATTTAACCTTCTCAATAAAAAGATGGTCGTTTTTATCGACATTAGTTGATGATTTATTTCGTCCTGGCAATCCTGCAAAGCCATTAATATCAACATGACTAGCAAAATCTGCAATTTTTTGTTGATCTTTTACAGGGAAATTATTGAATCTATTTATTAATACTTCGCCAAACTTAACCGTTAATCCTTTGTTGATTTTGACTTCATCCATTCTTGAAATTCCTTAAAACTTAGATTGCTTGGCATGGCATGTGATGGAGCTGCAAGCGCTTTTTTCATTTTATCTAAGTCAAAATTAAATAACTTATCTGCCTTTTTTTTCTCAAGAGTAATTGACATGGTGTCTCCGACTAATTTAGGCCGCTTAACGGCTCTTGTGTGTTTAGTATAACGCCAATCCTGCCATCAACTCTCCTTTTTTCTATTCTGCGCACTGCTTAAAAGACTCTTAAAACTCATCGTCCGTGAGTGATCGTTGGCATCTTTGCATGGAGGCTCGCAGTAGCAGGCATTATTTTTACAGCTCTCTTTTATCAAACCAATGTAGCGCTCATTAATCTCCAACGCTTCTTTATGCCTATCCATTACACAGCGATCCTGTTCAATCGCCATCTCTTTGAGCATGAGACGACTATCGTGATCGCTTACGCGTCTATCGTGGGCTTGCGGCTGTTGGACTGGCAGGTTCACCCCCCCCCCCCCCACATTTTCAACTGGGGTTGTCAAGGTTTTATTTGTGTTATTTTCGGTTATTTTGGGTGATTGAGTTAACTGATCTAGCATCAAATCAATTAATTTTTGTTGTTCTGGTTGTAAATTATTGA